GCAGTCTGGTTTCCTGATGCAGTTCTTATGCCTTTAAATAATATACTTGACTTTGTTTTTATATTCGTGATTTCGTCTTTAGTTATTCTAAAGTCTTCGACCACACCCATAAGCTCCAGCTTCTCAATAAACTCTGGTATGATAGAAGATGCGGCAGATACCATTGTATATCTGGTAAACAATATCTTGTGACCTCTTTCATAAGTGAGCAATAAAAGAAATACATTTACTGCAAATGACTTACCGCTACCACGACCTCCAGTTACTAAAAAATATCTTGATTGATTTCCAAATGCTTGGTACTTGCTATTCAGCTTCGGTGGTTTCATCTATATCTATTGTTTTCTCTTTACTTCCCTCAAAGAAATTCATTATGGATATATCTACCTTTTCTGCATTACCGCCTAGATCTACATAATCTTTTGGCTTCCCATAAACATACTCTACGATCATCTTACGGTCAAACTGTGATTCCCTTGCATTTTCAGCTATTAGTTTCCAAAACTCTTGTTCAGACCCATAGACCTGTCTTATAGCGTCTGTGGCTAATACTTTTGACCTATTGCGTTTAGCGACATTCATTTTACTAGAAGTCGCCAGAGAACGCCTTAAAATGGCGTCTCCTGGCTTCTGACCATTATTCTTTCTACCATCTGTAGATTTCATATACTTTCTTACTGTTTTCTTTCTAGGCATTTAGTTTTGTATATATGTTCATATGTTTGCCAGATCTTATCGCTCCAATTAGTTTTTGTATACATCTTTTCGCTTTCTGCTTTTGTACCTTTATATTCTAATATTATTATAAAGTTTTTACCAATAGGTTTTGGATATAATTTATAACCATTATTAATACACCAGGAGATAGCATCTAAATTATATTCAGGAGCAATCTTTTTCTTTTCAACAGTCTTGTTTGACGCTCTTCCTTGCATTCATAATTTTTATCATAAATTCTATTTTGTCATAAGCGTATTGTTCTTCACTTTCTGGTATAGACCCTATTAAGTTTATTAATCTGTTTTGTTTATATTTTAGTAGTTCAGATTTTAGTTTTGAGTTTTCTGCTATTAGATCTTGTCTTTTTGTTGTAGAGTTTTTTAATGAGTCACTATATATCTGTTCAAAGTTGGTACATAGGTTTGCAAGTTTTTTATCGTGTTTTAAAATATGCGGTACAACTTTATTAAGACAATGTAAAACGTTTGTATGATGAGCTCCCATTGACTCTGCAATCTTTTCTAAACCACAAAAAGTATGCTTTCTTGCTAGATGAAAATATATTGACCTAGCATAAACATACGGTCTTTGTCTAGTTTTTTTAGTAATATCAAGTTCGGTAAACTCTTCAATAAACTTTTGTATGTCAATTAACTTCATAGTCATAATTTATTTTTGACAAACTTATAAAAAATTTTGCGTATTTAATAGCTAAATAAATTCCTTGACACTCTTCATATAATTCTAGTTGCTCAAAAAACCTTAATGATTTTTCACATTGTGCAATACTTGATCCTTCGGTAATATCCGTAATTGTGTATTCAAAATACAACTTAGTCAGAGGGTGTTTAAATTCCAAAGTATTTGACATAGTTATTAACTGCTGTTTCAACCTTTCGTTTTCCTGACCTAAGAAAATCATCTGACGCTTCATCTGTTATTACCTTCTTTGTTTTTTTATCTATTACTATAAATTCAAAAGTATCTTTATCAAATAGTTTCATATAAAGATAAGCTTGAATATCATATCCATAAAAATATTTATTATAATCCCAATTTGCTATATCGCCAGTTGTTTTAATATCAACAACACGATCAGAACATAATAAATCTGCTTTACCTCTAAAAGGTAATCCAAAAATATAATTTATGTTTGGTACTTCAGGCTTACCATTTAAAATAAGATCACTTGCCCTACTGTGTTTAAGAATGTGCATTTTCAAATCTTCTGCCCATAATTTTTCTTTAACAGTCATAACCTCTTTCTTACTGACCCTTTTGAGTTGCTTGAAGTCCGCGCTTCTTCTTGTTGGCACATCTATAAAATCATAGTAGTCTTGCATCTTATCAGCTTCTAATATAGTAACGTGAAATAGTCTACCGTCTCTTAACGGTTTTATATCAGGACTAAATTTATTATCCTCAAATAGGTAATCCTCTACGCTTTCACATAACTTTTTACAAGAAGAAGAGGATAAAGCATTGACACCTAAATATCCATAATAAAATACATTGTCATACATTTTATCTATAATTTCATCTACACTCCAAACAGATCCATCAAGTAGTGTTATTGTTTTCATAGTAATTTTTTTGCTTTATCTATATGAATATATGCAACAATCTTGTTTACTCTATTGGTATTTTCAAAGTTTGTTGTTGCTGGATTTTTACAATTAACTTCCCACTCTGGTTCAGATAAAAATAAATTATAACAATATATACCTTTTGGTGTACTGCATATATATAGAGGTGTTTCACTAGCACCAAAACATTCTGATACTAAATAATCATATTTACTTTTTTCAATTAGCAGTGTATCGTAATGTTTCTTTCTGCATTTTAGTTCTATACGATATCCCCATATTTCAGAATAACAATCCCATTTAGATAACTTATCTTTTGATTTTACAAGATCAGGAAAATGATAAAGCTTTAAGTAATCAAATAAACCTTTTTCACTTTTAATAGTTATCATATAATATTTTAAGGGGATTGTAAACATTTGAAATAAAGCAAGAGCTACAACTAGTACCTCTTTGATGTGCATCAAAAACTCTGTTATAAATGTTTATTAATTTAGATACTTTATCGGCAGATATAACACTACCTTTTGTGTTGAACACCATATCTAAATAATTAAATTCATCTTCTGTTAAACACTCTGGACGTCTATACTTGAACAAACTATTAAGTTTTGCTTTTCTTTCTTCACATCCACAGTCTTCACCGAATGCCCACTTTACAGCTTTCTTAATACCAGTTGCTTCTGTTATTTTTTCTATATCATCACCAAGTCCTTTGGACTTGTTTTGATTTTTAGCATCAAAGTTTTTCTTCCAATCTTTATATGCTTTTGTTCTTTTGTCTTTTGGTTCTTTCATATTATTTAATTTTATCGTAATCTTTGTTAAAAAAATCTGCTATATCTTCTCCAAATTTAGTAGATATAATTTCTCTATAATTTTTACAAGAATTATAAATGCTTGTCAAAGATATTTGAGTTTCACTGGCTATTTGTCTTAGACTTTTGTCAGTGAAATAATATAGTCTAAATAGCTTTTCATCGTACCAATGCCAAGTCTTTATTTCTTTTTCAATGTTATTCATTATTATTTCATTTGCTTTTTCCATATTAAGAACATCAATATCTTCTTCATATGAACTTGTCATATTAGTATTATATTCAAAAGGCTCAATAGTCTGATCATAAGCATCATAGTCCTTATATGTTAAGAATATGTTTTTCTTTTTTTTGTTTTGGTGTTGGTAATAAAGATTCTTAATAGTAACATAAATGTAGAGTGAATTTATCTTACCATCTTTTTTTATTTTATCAGGATCAGAAATATATTTTCTTATCCTCATATACATTTTTTGTACTAGATCTTTTGAGAGATGTCTATCCCTGCAAATACTATATGCTATCTTAATCCATTCATCATTTCTTTTAGACAGTTCTTTGAGTATCATTTTCGATTTCTTTTTGCAAATTAGCTAAAGCTCTCCAAGCTACTTTAGCTGAATGCCTAATACCATCACTGTCAAAAGAACCTGCGTCAAGTAAGTGTCTTAACAAAGCGTCAAGCTCATCACCTGATTTTGATCTGTCCCAATGTAGTTTTGTATTTGGATTATGTTGTTGGTTACCTTGGTAGCTACATCTGGCTACCTCTTTTATAGCGTCGGGAAAATATTTTAAAACACCTGAGTATACTGGTATTTTTTTTCTATCCATACCCTTAATATACTAATTTTATTTTAATTTCATATTTTTCACCATAATACTTGCGTAAATCTTTTACATAACAGATACTCATATCGTTCTCAAAAACAATACCTTCCAAAGCATCCATAAATGCTTTGTTGATATTGTCAAGAAGATCAGGACTAGAAACTCTATATGTAAATTTACTTTTTTGATCTTTAGTCCACCTTGCTGGATATTTATAAATGTAATGTAGATAATCTACATATATTGGCGTACTATGTTTAATGATCTGAAAGTCTTTAGGGAGTTGTGACAAAGTTTGTTTTGCTATCTCATTTTTATAAAGCTTTACATTTTTTGGTGTATAAGTGTAACCTTTTTTTGATAACCTTACAGATTGGTGTGCTTTTGGTCTTATCGTATAATTAAGTTTTATTTCCATTTTTGATGTTTAGTAGTGAGTCTATTTTGTCTATTATTCTTGGGTAACCATCTCTGCATACTTCAAAGCTAAAATCTTCAAACGGTACGCTTCTGCTTCTTTTACAAGATACCTGTACAATATTTTCATCGTCTTCGTTGAGTTGTAATTTAATTTGGGTTTCGGTTTTTTTTTCTAATGAAGAACCTAAATGCCCTGTTGGTTTGTCAGAATTATAATTACTATGTATTACACACACGATATGTATATTATATTTCTCTGTCCAGTACATTATCTTTTGTACAATGTCGTTTGATTCTTTGATGTCATTTACATCAGATACTAAATCAGCTACACCATCAATAATCATAACACCTGTCTTGTCGTAGTTTTTTTCTAAATACAATTCTATAAACAAGTTCCTATCTTCAATACTTAATGTTCGTAACCCATAAGTATCGTAATAAGAGTTATCAGTTTCTGCCATATTGATTACTCTTTGAAATACTTTTTGTGCGTGGAACTTACCCTGCTCTGTATCAAAATGTACTAGGTTTAGTTCTCCTTTATGTCCTAATAAATCACCTGTAAATTTAGTTTGTCCTGCTAAATAACAAGAACACAGCATAGAAACTAAAAAGGTTTTTTTGGATTTTGGAGCCGCTTGTATAAAAGAAAAATTACCATAAGTGCCAATAGGGACAGGATAGTAATTTTCACCACTTTTATAATAGCCATAAGATATAGCAACTGGAGGATACTCAACTCTTTCATTAGGATCAATGTATACTTTTTTGGTTAGATTGTTAAATTTGTCTTCTAGATTCATATAGGTAAAAAAAAAGGGCGGACATTTCTGCCCACCCTTAAAACAAAACAAAAAACTAAAAATCTACTAGCTCTTGTTGAGAGCTTTTTCCAGTAGATATATTACCATCTGTCCATACAACTTTACCATTACCTAAATAATCTTTAGGTACTTCTTTTTCTCTTTCCTCTTTTGTTCTGTTGTAATAGACTGAAACGTTTTGACCATATTGATTTAACTCATCTCTAATTGATAAGTCAAGATTCAAATATCTTCCATCTTTTAATTTAGATTTGTCTATTTTTTTTACATCTAGTGATATACTTGCGATTGTTGCCATAAGTTAAGAATTAATTAATTGAGACATAGCAGCGTCAGATACTGTATATTTATCATATACATTATCTACACTTCCTCCAGAACTTAAATATTGTTTTACTTTATTAAAGTTTGGATGTTTAGGCGTAAGCATCTCCTTTTTTGCTGGAGTCTTACCGTGATCATTGGTCGCATCAGCGTCTTTAGTATCATCGATCAAGAACAAACCATTTAAGGCATACTTTCTTGCATAGCTAGATGATGCACCATAAGTTTGTGCAACATCCATACCTTTTTTTTGTGTGTTGATACCAGCTTGTGCTGTTACGCTTAATGATTCGTCACCATCTGTAATAGTAGCAGTAGCTTCACAATACAGTGGATCATTGTTTATCTTGTCTGTCAAAGTTACAACTAAACCTTCTGCGTTTAAGAGTGGCTTTACAGATTCCAAGATATCTTCACAAGATCTATAATTGTAATTACCGAACTTGTTTTTCTGATTTTTGGGTGCTTTAAGTTTTGTTTGTATAGCAACCAGTTTTGTAATAAGTGATTTCATAAAGGCGAATATAATAAAAAAATTTAATTAACAAACTATTAAGAGTTTTTTTCTACATAAAATGCTATCCTTACTAAACATCCCTTTAACTCGTTTATTTCTTTATCGGTAAAACACCAGGCTTTGTCTAGTGATTTGGCTACCTTTATATAATCAT